TTACAGCATACAAAGCGATGCCGACTGCCTCTCCCACTCCAGTGGAAATGGCTTCATCAGCGTCGCCAGCGTGATATCCCGCCCCTGTCTGCCATCGAGGATCGCCTCGACGATTGAAGGCGCCAGCAGGGTCAGGCGTAGGACGCGGCTGACATAGGAGGAGCTGATTTTCTCGGCTCGGGCAATGTCCTCAACTGTGGTGTGAACGCCGGTTTCCAGCAGCTTGCGCCAGCGGAAGCCACGGGCGATGGCTTTCACCATGGTGTTGTCGACACGAGCACGTGGCAGCGCCCATGACGATGTGCCATCGGGCAGGACGATCTGCTTGCGCCCACCGCGCTTGTTGAACGTGAGCGGCACATGCACGGTGATGGTGTCGTGATCACTGGTGACGGAAGCTGTTATACTCATGCTGCCTTCCTGTTGTCAGAGTTTTTCCGATCCGACCCTATGGTGCCAAGATCCGCAACAAGGCCGGCCAACCCTAGCGTGCACAGGCGGATGGAAAGGCCGTCAGTGGCAAGATCAACCCGCTCGACCAGAAGCTGAACAATGCGGGCCTGCTCCGCTGGAAACAGTTCGTCCCAGATCGGATCGAGCCGCTCCAGCGCATCGCGAACCTCGGCCTCTGGCAGGTCTTCAATTTCCGACCGAGCCGCACGCCATGTGCCGATGATAATTTCCGGTGCTCGTAGAAGTCCACGCAGTTGATCAATGACGGCGTTCTCCACCTCTGCGGCCGGCACACGAGCGATCGGACAGGCATCGGCCCCGCGTTTCAGCACCGATTGGCTGACATAATAGCGATAAAGCTTGTCGCCCTTCTTTGTGTGGGTCGGCGAGAATGCAGCGCCGTCAGGACCAAAAATCAGACCTTTCAATAGGGCCGGCGTCTGCGCCCGCGTGTTGCTGGCGCGTTTGCGTGGGCTGGTCTGAAGAATGGCACGAACCTTGTCCCAAAGAGCACGATCGATGATCGGTTTGTGCTCACCGGGATAACTTTTGCCCTTGTGCACGGCCTCACCGATATAGACCCGGTTGTTCAGGAGCTTGTAGAGAACACCCTTGTCGACCAGTTTGCCCCGGCGGGTGCGAACATTCTCGGCAGCCAGAGCTTTTGCCAAAACCGTTGCCGAGCCAATGCTTACAAACCGCTCGAAGATCATGCGCACCGTGGCAGCCTCGGTTTCCTCGATTACCAGCTTGCGGCTTTCCACCCGATAACCCAGCGGAACAACACCGCCCATCCACATGCCTTTCTTGCGACTGGCGGCAAACTTATCACGAATGCGCTCGGCCGTGACCTCGCGTTCAAACTGGGCAAAGGACAGCAAGATGTTCAGCGTCAGCCTGCCCATCAAGGTGGTGGTGTTGAACGACTGGGTGACGGAGACGAAGGTGACGCCATTTCTGTCAAACACCTCGACCAGCTTGGAAAAATCCATCAAGGAGCGCGACAGGCGGTCGATCTTATAAACGACCACCACGTCGACCAGTCCATCCTCGATATCGGCCAGCAGCTGTTTCAGTGCCGGGCGTTCCAGCGTGCCGCCGGAAATACCACCGTCATCGTACTGATCACGCACCAGTACCCAGCCCTCGGAGCGCTGGCTGGCAATATAGGCTTCGCAGGCCTCGCGCTGCGCATCGAGGCTGTTGAACTCCTGCTCCAGCCCTTCCTCGGAGGATTTTCTGGTGTAGATGGCGCAGCGAAGCTTGCGAATGGCAGGTTTCGTCATGTCCGGCTCCTGTGGTTTTTCAGGCCGAAGAAAATCCAGCCATTCCAGCGCGTGCCGGTGATGGCGCGGGCGACCGAGGACAGGCTTTTGTAAGGGCGTCCCTGCCATTCAAAACCATCGGCCAGCACAGTAACGGTGTGCTCGACACCCTGCCATTCGCGGATCAAGCGGGTACCGACAATCGGTCGGTCGTCAGCACGGTTGCGACGTACCATCAAGTTGCCGCCATCAAGCTGTTCACCCAAAGCTTCAAGCCGCTCGATTGTCGAGGGTTTCAGCCCGCCATAGGCCAACTCCTGAATCCGATAGGCCAGCCTGCTTTCGAGATAGCGCCGATTAAAAGCGGGCGGTTCGCTGTCGAACAGATCGCGCCACTGCTTCTTCAGTTCCGGCGTTGTGGCCGTCTTCAGCGCCACCAGGCGCGCGGGAATAGGATCATGCGTCGTCATCAAATTCTCCGGTGAGTTGGAGTTGCATGACGGCATCGGTCGGGCGTGAAGTGAAGGCAACTTTCTCCATTATCTTCAACAGGATGAGCACCTTCGCGCTGACGCAGTCGAATGATGCCGCGTGCAAGCAGCTGGCACAGTTCGGCATGACGTTCGGTGGATTTCATGCGCTCTGGTGGCAATGGATTTGGAATATTCATGGGGACCCACCCTCAACGGTTATCCCCAGTCAAGTACTCAGCACCACGTCAAACCGTCTCACCGATTCGACTCGTTGTTGAGGTTTTGATAAAGAACATAATGGGAACAAAATAAAATAGGGTGCACCATGAAGAAGAGCATCAAGAAATTCGTCAGCCGAGAATTCGTCAAAACGGTTGATCTTGAACTTCTGAAGCGACTGATCGACAAATTCGATGCTGCCGAGAAGCTTAAATGGGCTGACTTGCCTGAGGAGGACCGTGAACGACGGGAGGAGATCTACGAAATATTCCGTGGGGCCGATGAAACATTCCCCAAGAAATTACTCGATGCACTTCATCGCATCATGATGCTTTCCAACCCAACAGGAGCGCGGCTTCTCCACGAACGCGCCGAGGCGGCCGGGATCAAGTTGATACCTGACGAGGAACTGAAAGACGAAAATGATGGCCGCCATCTTACGCCGCGGCACATCGCGCTCAGAGCTTTCCTCGACCACCAGGAAATATTCGATCAAACCCGCAAGGTTGCCGCCTTTTTCTTTGGCAGCAAGATTCTGGAATTCCATGGCACGGCTGGTACTCCTTCCCGCCATGATAGTTCAGAAGCACGTGAGGCGTTCCAGAACGCGGCTTCCGCCTATTTTTCGGAGCGCTACCAAGGGCGTTATTGTCGGGTCAGCTGGTATGATGAAGGCGAGGAAGTTCGCATTATGGTGGCTCACGGCAACAATGCCACCATGGCGAATGTCGAGGAAGATGGGGAGGAGCAAACTCGAGCCTGGCGCGAAATTGCCGAAGACAGCATGCGCTGTCCGGCTGGGCAGGTATTATGGCGAAGACACTCGGTGACCAGCGCCAGCTCGCCGCGCTATTTGCAGAGCATATGCTAGGCGACGCCGATTTCTTCAAAAAGCGGGAGAATGAGCAGCTTTACACATTGCAGCCGGTTCGGGATCAAGGTGCGGACTTTCGCTTCCGTTACGATTGGGACGAGCGTGTCCAGGACGTCAAGGTTCAGCAAATTGTGGTCGACGACGGCGAATATGTACTCAATGGCCGCCGGCATTACTCACCTTGGACTTTAACCTGCAAAGACAACCATGATGCGATAGCGCAACTGCACGAGATAGCACCGGATCTCAACCTGTCCGAGGTTCAAGTCGTTTCGATGAGGCTGGTGTTCCAATTCGTCATCAACGAAGACAATTTCCCGGTCACCGTGAGGATCAACCCGCCGCACACCGCCACGATCTCGGACCGCACACTGGAAGACGCAATCATGGAGCTTTTGACACGCAATGGCATCCGCCTCCCTCGTCAAGCTGACACGGCTGCTATTGCAGCGGAGTGACCGCCACCCGATCGGTCGCCTGGATGGAAATGATCAGAAGACTGCAGACGCGGCCGTTTTTCTGCGTTTCCTGAATCTCGGATTGCTGACTGAAGAGGCGCAATTGTCGGACGCCGATGGCATCATGTTCGAAACCATCGGCGGCCGCGTCTGGGGATTTTGTGCAGATGGAACAGGCAATGCTGATGCGCTCACCCCAGATGATCTACGCCAGTTCGAAATCAATATGACTGCCGTTTGCCGGCAAATCCGTAAGGCTAATGGGATCGAAGGACCACCTGTGGAAGTGCTTGGCCCCTTTGCCATGCGGATCGGGGCGGTCGGCAGCGGTAGCAGGCGGCGTCAATATTTTATGGTGCGCGCGCTACGCCCGAAGAATGCGCTCGATCTTGCCTATACGATCCGGGGACATGCCGATGAAGGCGCAATTGTTATTCTGACGCCAACTGAACGCAATTTGCCCGGCAATGTGATCCGCTTGCTGCGGGCAACCCAGATCGAGATCTTGTCAATTGATGCACATCTCGATGAGAGCGCTGCAGAACCACTTGTTCTGCATCTGCTGCGCACACCCGAGGGCTTGTCGATCGACGAGCCGGAGCTTTTTATCGACACCGGTGGTCATCGAGTATGTTTTCATGGTGCTGACGTTAGCTTGACTTCGCGTGAATTCAGCGTTCTCGTCGCCCTAAGCAACGAGGCAGCCAATGAGGCCGGCTTTGTCAATCGCGACTTGCTTCACCATTGCTTGCCTAAAGCCAAAGGCAAAGAGGAAGTTGCTTCTGAGCAGCTGGAAAAGGTTATCAGCAATCTCCGCAGTGCTCTGACGTCGGCAGCTGGCATGCCACGCGAGCATGGGAGAAAGCTCATTATCTCCAAACGCCGCATCGGATATAGGCTCGATATCCAGCAAGAAAATATCAGTATCGTCTAATCCTCCTCCTCCCCACTGGCAGGTTTCTGGAAGCTTCGGGGAAGGTTCCAAAGAGGCTTCTCCAGTCATAATCGACGACCTTCGGCTCATCAAAAACGATGAATCGAGGTCCTACCGATGCGCTGCCCAATCTCTCCCGCTGATCTTTCTACCCTCCAGCATGTTGCTGACCGCGTTGCACGTCGCACACGCCATCGGCTCGGCCTGCCTATGCAGGATCTTGATGATCTGCGCCAGGAGCTGTTGCTCGACCTGATCGCAAGGATTCCCACCTTCGACCACACTCGCAGCCCGCTTGAGGCTTACGCTCAGCTGGTCGCCAGCCACCGTTCCACCCGCATCGATCGCGCCGTGTGGCGCGAGCGCCAGCTTTATGGCCGAACACCTCTGTCGCTGGATACCCCGCTTGCCGGTGATGACAACGCGGTCGTCGGCGATCTGTTTTCGCAAGAACAGGGATTGGGCGCGCTGTTTGGCCAGTCTTTTGATGTCGAGGATCAGGCCATTACCAACACCAGCCTCGATGTCGGGTTAGCGCAGCTTCAGCCCGATGATCAGCATCTTTGCGTAGCCCTTGTCGGCTCGAGCATCGATCAACTTGCCGCTTCTGGCCATGGCGCCCGCGCCACCCTGTACCGCCGCCTGAAAGATATCCGCCTGACGCTTCTCGCCCATGGCGTGGAGCCTGCGTGAGACGGTTTTGAAGCTCGGTGAGTACTAATCAATATGAACAAGATCTCCCATAAATTCACCGCCGCCCAGCTGCTGCTAACCGAGGCGCAGTTCTGCGCCTGGATCGGCCAGTCAGCACCCGGCACTACCATTCAGTACCATAGCGGGTTCCTCGCAATCGACACCGTGCGCGCCAGTAGCGATCTCCTTGAGCATGAGCGCAAGGAACTGGTTCGTGTTGGCCGCCGTGCCTGGTGGGCTTTTGAACACAGCCTCGTCCATCTCGTGCAGCGCCGCCTTGCCACTGATCGGTTCGCCTATCTGGCGATTGCCCGTGCGCGCCCGAAAAAGATGCACGCAAGCTTGCTCAGCGTCCTTGCCCAGCATGACGAAACTGGCGGCCTCGCCAATCCCAATATTTCGCTTCGCCAGTCCCGGTCCTGAAAGGAGCCTTCGATGTTTGCCACCTCCAAGCTGAACAATTTGCGCAAACGCCATTACGGTCTTGATGGTTTGCCAAGCTCGATCTGCGTCCTCGCTCCGGACCAGCTGGCAAGTTCAGTGCGCCCGTTAGAGGTGGCGACCCTCGATGAGGTGGCCTTCGCCATCGTCAAGGCCGAACAGGCTTACAACGCCGCTGGCGATCGCCTGTTTGCCCTGCGCCGCCTCTATAATCTGGCTCGCGAGGCTGGTGGGATCGGGTCTGGTTGTGCAGTCGATGCTGCAATCAATGCCAGGTCGGAGCGCTGATCATGGCTATTCTTGCCATCGACCCGGGCCTCAACAACGGCATTGCCATTCTGGATTGTCAGCGTCGTCTGCTGCTGGCAACCGAAATCCCGGTGATCGGTGAAGGCGCCAACAAGCGTCTGAACCTGATCACCTTCGCCGACATTCTGGGCCAGTTTCGGATCAGCCATGCGGTTGTCGAGGATGTCGCGGCAATGCCGAAACAGGGCCTAACCTCGACATTCCGCTTCGGTCGTGCCTCAGGCAGCTTTGAAGGCGCCCTTGCGGCACTCAAGATCCCGACAAGTTTTATCCGCCCTGCGATCTGGAAGCGCGACATCGGCGCCAAGGCCAAGCAAGCCGAAGATATCCGGGCTCTTGCCATTCAGACCTGGCCGGATCAGTCACATCGCTTTGCTCGCAAGCGAGATCACAACCGGGCAGAAGCAGCCCTGATCGGCCTCTGGTTTCTTCAGCATTCCGGCATCGTCGGCGAGGCGTCAGCAGATCGCATGCCTCCAGGATCCACCGTCATCGCTGATGGTGACGACGGGAGGACGATATGAGCAACCCCTTTGCGCCTCACGGCCTCGACCACATCTCGGTCAGCCAGCTTAATTTGTGGGCTGCAGCTCCAGGCATTTATGTGATGGAGCGTCTGCTCGGCCATCGCGCTCCAGTTGGGGCTGCTGCCCATCGTGGTACCGCCGTCGAAGCTGGTGTCATCGCTGGCCTGATGGGTGCCTCGCTCAAAGAGGCGATCGACACCGCCAATGCTGTTTTCACCGAGCGGACCGCGCTTTCGTCTGATCCGCGCCGGGACAAGGAGCGTGACAGCCTCGCTGGCATGGTCGAGCGCGGGATCGAACTGCTCGGACCATGGGGCAAACCCGATCGTACACAGGTGCGCAAGGAATGGCGCATGGATGGCATTGCCGTCCCGGTGCTCGGCTTCACGGATGCCGAATATGACGCACACGGGCTGATCATCGATCTGAAAACCAGCCACGCCCTGCCGTTAACAATCCGGACATCCCATGCAAGGCAGGTCGCCAGCTATATCGGCGCCGGATCGAACATGAGCGGCGGTGTTGCCTACGTCACCTCGAAAAAGTCAGCACTTTATCAGCTCGAGAACGCATCAGCCCATGTCGCGGCGCTGACTCGCATGGCGCATTCGCTGCAAAACTTCCTCGCCATCTCCACCGATCCACACGAGCTGGCGAGCCTGATCACCGTCGACACTGACAGTTTTTATCTCGCCGACCCACGTGCGCGTCAACACGCGTTCGAGGTGTTCGGCGTCTGAAATCCCCGATCACGGGATGGGCCAGCAGGCGGCCAGATGCCGGCACAAAGCGCAGAGCGCAGAAAGACTGACAACATGACTACTGGTTTTGGATTAAGCATTGGAAGCAGCAAGGATTTCCTCCCCTCCATCCGCATCAACGGCAAGGACGGCGGCGTCGAGCGATCGACATGGGATGGCAGCGAACGCGGCCTCGAAGTGGTCGATGACCTCGTTTGCCTGATGGATTGGTCCACGCTCCAGGTGGGCTGGGTTGAATTTACCGATCGTGGCCCCGACAAGCGTCTGGTCGCGATTGGCGATCCATTGCCTGACCGCCCTTCCGAAAAGCACAAGCAGGGTGTGCAGGTGGTGGTCTATCTGCCGGGCGGTCTTGGCTGCCACGAGATTTGCTCAACGGCAATCGGCGTGGTCGGCGCGCTGGAGCGCATCTATGAGACGAGCATTGCCGCCCCTGAATGGCAGCAAGGCAAGGTTCCGGTGGTGCGCTTGAGCGAGTTCATCAAGGAAAAGACCAAGCATGGCAATCGCGCCGTGCCGGTGTTCGAGATTCTCGACTGGAAGGATCGCCCCGCAGAATTGGACGAGCACAAGGCATCGCCCAAGCCGCGTGCAGCAATGCCGGCATCCACCCCTGTGTCTTCCGGCACGAGCCGTCCGGCTGCGACCGGCTCAACCCAGATGACGCCGCCTGCGTCCGGCGCCCGCGCCCCGGTTCCGGACTTCGGATGAGCGTCGAGGGGATCGGGAGGCGGCCACCTTCCGATCCCCGGCACCACCACGAAACAATGAGCTTGGACATGGGGCGCGTAGATGACCGTAGAATTGCCAGATGATTTTGCAAGCGCCTGCCAATGGGCCGACAGCTATCGGGCGCTGAGCCTTGCGGTGATCCCTGCTGCTGGCCGGGAAAAGATCCCGGTCGGCAAATGGCGTGAGTTCCAGACTGGCATTCCGCAGACCGTTCATGATCGCTGGTATGGCGACGACGGTGAACATCGCGCCAATTACCGCATGGGGTTCCTGACCGGTGCTGCCTCACTCGGCGATGGCTGGAAGCTGCTGGTCGTCGACCTTGATGAAAAGGGCAGTGTCTCCGGTTCCGCGACTTGGAATCATTGGGTTGCCGACAACGAACTTGGCTGCGATCCTGAAACGTGGCGCGCCCGCACCGGCGGCGGTGGCCAGCACATCTATTTTCGTTATCCCGCGCATCTTTCCATCAGGAATGCGCAGGAGACGATCGCCGGCATCGATGTGCGGGCTGAAGGCGGGTTTGTCATAGCCCCGCCGTCGCGCCATCAGAACGGCAAGCAATATCTCTGGACCTTCTCGCCCTTCGACACGGAGCTGGCCGAAGCGCCTGCGTGGCTGCTGGACAAGGTCGGGGCAACGGAGGCGCTGCCACTGGCGGCTGCGCCAGCCCAGCCATCGGCATTGTCATCATCATCACCTCCACGCGCCGAGACGACGGCGGCGGATCCCCAGGCATCACCACACCAGATCACTGATGCCTGGGGGCACATCGTTGATGGCCGCGATGCCTATATGCGCGACATGGTCTGGGCAGCAATCGTCGACTGGTATCGCGAATGCCCGATACCGCCAACCAGTCCCGAAGTCGAGCAGAAGCTGCTTGAGGTTTATGCAGTCTATGAGCGCAAGGTGCGTCCGCGGGAGGCTGGAAACACGCTCGAGAACGAAGGGCGCGGCCTTTCTGCTTTCCGGGAAAAGTGGGCTTACGCCATGCGGCAGTGGGACACCAAGGTTGCAGCGGCGGCGAAGGAAAAGCCAACTGGATCCCACAGGGTCATATGGGAACAAACATCACCTTCAGTCGACCTCTCGGCCGAACTGGAATGGTTCGACGATATCAGTCCGGTCATAAGCACGCCCTATATCGTCAAGGACGTCCTTGATCTCGGTGCCATGTCGGTCGTCTACGGCCCATCAAATTCTGGCAAGACCTTCTTTGCCCTTGATATCGCCTACCATGTTGCGATCGATCATTCCTGGCGTGCTCAGCGCGTTGCAGGCGGGTCGGTCCTTTATCTTGCTGCCGAGGGTGGCAATGGCATTGCAAACCGTATTGTCGGCCTCAGAAAGACCAGCGGCGTCGTGGACGTACCCTTTGCGCTGCGCCGTGCTGGTCTGGATCTTCTCAATCCGGATGCCGACACCGAGCGTGTCATCAAGCTTGCCGAGGAAGTTGAAAAACGCGCGCCCCTTAAATTGATAGTGATCGACACGCTGTCGCGCGTTATCGCCGGTGGCGACGAAAACGGTCCGGTCGACATGACAGCGTTCATCAAGAATATCGATCGCATCCGTCATGCCACCGGCGCCCATATCATGATCGTCCACCATACCGGCAAGGATGCGGCCAAGGGCGCACGTGGTCATTCATCGCTCAGGGCTGCGACCGATACCGAAATCGAGGTCTCAGTCGACGAGATGGAAACGCGTCTCGCCAAAGTGACCAAGCAGCGTGACCTGCCGGGGGGCGAGGAGTTTGCCTTCAAGCTTGATCCAGTCGCGCTCGGTGTCGACGATGACGGTGACACCGTCACCACATGCGTCGTGCTGCCCATGGAGAAGCAGGCGCAAACGGATGATTTTCTGCCACCACGTACAACCTGCAAGGCCATCCTGAAAGCAGTCGACGAGGCCTGGAAGGCGAAACATCCGTTCTCGATGGCACCCCAGTCAAAAGCGTCCGGGCGATATGCGCCACGGGCGCTCGGCCAGCAATTCGATCTGCCTGGCAAGGTCATCGAGACCCTGCTGATCAGCTGGATCGACAACGCCATCGTCGCCGTCGAGATGTGTGATTCCGACACCAAGAAGCGCGGCCTGAAGGTGCTCGAATGGCTCGATTGAGAGTTACGGAGGTTGCACGGAGGTTACGGAACTATGCCAGCTAAGCCATTGAAATCATTATCCGGAAGTCACTACGGAAGTTACGGAGAAGGAGGTGCTAAGCCATTGATTTCATTTACGGAGGTTTACGGAAGTCTGACCTCTTCTAAAGAAGGCCGCTGCGCTTCGGCTCCGCGGCCTTCAAAGGGGTCACGCGAGAAGGAGTTTGTTCATGGCCTATGATTTCAACAATGCGAGGCTGGCGACCAAGCCCAAATCCGAGATTGTCGTCGACATGATGGCAGCGTTGCACAAGCTCGATGCGCTGGCGCGCGATATGGAACGCAAATGGGGTGCGTGCCGTCTGCCAGCACTGGTGCCAGATGATCTGGCAAAACGGTTCTATTCACAACACCGCAAGGTCTCGATGGCGCTGCGCGAGGGACGCAACCAGGATGCGCTCCACGAGATAGAGCGTATGGTGACAGCTTGGCAGTTTCTGGATCAAGAAGCAGACAGGCTGGGTGCGGAGCCGATCCATCCTGCCGTCTGGGAGGTTGCACTTTCCGATGGCACGGTGGCGGCGATCGTCCAGGACGAGGATAGTGCTGCCGCTGTCGATCCGCAGGACCGCGCCATGAAAGTCTACATGCTGTCCGAGATCGCCCGCCTGATCGAGGCCATGCCGACGGTGATGGCGATCAAGGAGGAATGGCCCGGCGCCAAGGTTGTGCCGACACGCACGATCACTGCCGACAATTACTGGTGGGAGCATGGCGATGAACTGCCGTTTTGACCGACCCCGCAGCCGCGATGGCAGCGACCTGATCTGGACACCCAGGCTGGTCGAGGAGCGCCTCGCTGAAGCTGCTGCCGTGCTGCAGCGATTGCCTGCGCCACGGCGACAGGGATATTTTAATACGTGGCCTCGTCACAGCTATGAGTTCGGCGACCTCGTGGGCCAAGCGCCACGACAAACGTCGTTGCCACCACCATCGCCTGCTGTGATTTCACGCATGGAAGAAACGCTGACATGGACAATCGGCTTGGATCCAATCGATGGCGGGATTGTCTGGCTGCGCGCCCACAACGCACCATGGAAAGCAATCTGTTGGAAGGTCGGCTTGCAGCGCTCCGCAGCCAATGAGCGCTGGCTCTTCGGGTTGTGCATCATCGCCATGAATCTCAACCGGCAGCCGATGCCGAGGAAGCGGTCACGGCGTTATGTGATCGAACGAATGAAGGACTTTTCGGCTACAGCGCTGCTTTAAGATGCAAGCGATGGGGTGCGGTTCAACCCTCCCGTTTAATCGGCACTACGTAATCAAATATCAACGTGAACACGAAGGTGAAGACCAGGAAAAATATCAATAGTGCCACTTGCATCACAAGTGCATCGAACGGTCCCACCTGGTACCAGAACATGAATAGCGGGATCAGTATGGCAATCAGGCCGAATTCGAAACCAGCGGCATGGACTGCACGCAAGCCAAGGGAACGGGTCTGAATTCTGCGGATTCGCTCCCACCTCTCAAAGAGCGTGTTGTAAATAAAGTTCCAGACAACCGCAGCAACGGAGCTTGCAACAGCAACCGGCAGCGAGCCCTGCGCCTCGCCTCCGCTGAGGGTCGCAAGAAGCATGGTTGCAAAAGCTATCGCGAATATTTCAAAAACGACGACGTAGGTGATCCGTCTTGCAAGTGGAGAGAGTGTCATCTGCCTTCGATTCGGTCTGAATTTTTGTGGTTTTGTAACCAGGTAACCCAAAATTCCCACTAAATGCATCTTGCAGACAACTGCTTTTGGTTTGACCCGAAATGACGGCAATATCTCCATTTGGGTTGACACTGCATCGATCGTAGTCGTGCGAAGAATGTCCGCCGGACATACCGCAGCAAGACAAAACCTGCTGATTTGGGGTATATTCTGGCTATGCTTGCGAGAGTAGCGCGCCGCGACGGCAGTAATCCTCGCAGGCGTTTTTCGTTTCCAGCACCATCATTTCTATCATTGAGATCAGCATCATGGCCGTTTGTCCACCGATCCACCGTCCTGTTGGACGGCGTGAGAAACGTGAGCGTGACCAGGACTATGCACGGCGACGCAATCCAGAAGCCCGCGCGCTCTATCGCTCGAAGCGCTGGCGCACCGAACGCGCTGCATTCCTGCACCAGCATCCGCTGTGCGTGGAGTGCCAGCGACATGATCTGATACGCCCGGCGAACGTCGTCGATCACATCGATCCGCATGGCGGTGACGAGACGGTGTTTTGGGACCGCAGTCGCTGGCAGGCGCTGTGTGCTTCCTGCCACGGCCGGAAGACGGCAGCAAAGGATGGCGGTTTCGGCAATACGAAACGCTGCTCATAGCCCCCGGGGGAGTCTAAATCTCTAACGATTTCAATGACATGACCGCGCGCCACCAAGAACTCATCCGTGGCCAAAATGGCGATGGGGGGGGGGTACGCGACCAAGATGTTGATTTTGTTGGATACGAAAAATGCAAATGGCTGATCCTGCCACCATCGACGCCATTCACGGCGATCGCCAGCTTGCCGTCGAATACCGGCCGCTCGATGCGCTGGTGCCGTACGCCCGCAATGCGCGCACGCATTCTGACGCGCAGATCGCCGAGATCGCCGGCTCGATCCGCGCATTCGGTTTTACCAATCCGGTGCTGATTGCCGAGGACGGTACGTTGATCGCCGGCCACGGAAGGGTGCTGGCTGCGCGCAAGCTCGGCATGGAGACAGTGCCGGCCATCGTGCTGACGGGCCTGTCGGAGACGCAGCGCCGGGCGCTGGTGCTGGCCGACAACCGCATCGCCATGAATGCTGGCTGGGACGAGGATCTGCTGGGGTTGGAACTCTCCGATCTACAGGAGGCAGGCTTTGATCTCGGCCTGACCGGCTTTGATGACGACGAATTGCAGGACCTGCTTTACGGCAGCAGCAACGAACAGGACGGGCTGACCGAGGATGACGCCATTCCGGAAGTGCCGGCAACGCCGGTCACCCGACGCGGCGATCTGTGGCTGCTCGGCGATCATCGCTTGCTCTGCGGTGACAGCACAGACCCGGATGATGTGACCCGCCTGATGAATGGCGAGCGGGCGGCATTGTTCGCGACCGATCCGCCCTATCTCGTCGATTATGACGGCACCAACCATCCGACCAAGAAGAACGCCTCAAAGCGGGCGAAGAAAATTGCCAACAAGGATTGGTCGGAAGACTACATCGAGCAGCCGCACTGGGATGATTCCAGTCAGGGCCCTGAGTTTTACGAAGCCTTCTGCCGGGTGGCGATCGACCATGCCATCGAGGAGAACGTCGCTTGGTATTGCTGGCACGCTTCACGCAGGCAACGCATGCTGGAAAATGTCTGGGACAAGTTTGACGTCCTGCATCACCAGCAGATCATCTGGGCCAAGTCCCGCCCGGTGCTGACCCGCTCGGTGATGCTATGGGCGCATGAGCCCTGCATGTTCGGCTGGGTTCGCGGCAAGAAGCCTCGCATCAATCGC